AACTAACATTCTTGCAAATAGATTGCAATTTGATGTAATATTTGGAGATACACAATCAACAAGTGATATTAGTTATGCTGGTAAAGTTTACATTACAAGTGCTTCAATGACTGGCGGCACGGAGGATTCCGCTACATTTTCACTTACCCTGGAGGGAACTGGGGCATTGTCGCAAACAATAAATTAATATTAATATAGATGATTAGCTTGGGCATCTTTGTTGGGTGTCCTTGCTATGATTCTTTAAACTCAACAAAAAAATGAATTATACTTTTATAGAAATAAATGAAAATAAATATCCAATTAAATTTGGATTTAATGCTTTAAGAAAATATAGTAAAATAAGCAATACTAACTTGCAAGATTTAGATAAGTTAGGTGTTAATATGACATTAGACAATGCTTTAACTTTAATATATTGTGGAATAGAAGATGGATTTAGAGCTTCAAAACAAGAATGCGAATTAACAATAGATGATTTAGCTGATTTAATAGATACTGATTTTGGTGCTATTGGCAAAGCAATGGAAATATTAACTGATCATATGGGTGGAAATTCTAACAAAAAAAAGCAAACAGCCAAGAAGAAATAGAAATTCTTACTTGGCAGAAATTAGAAAGATTGGCTTTTGGGTATTTAGGTTTAGGAGTCGAAGAATTTTATAATATGTTACCAAGATTTTTTTGGAATAAGTTAGATGGGTTTTATGAATTAGAAAATTTAAGAGAAAGGGGAAGATGGGAAAGATCAAGATGGCAAACTACTCTTCTTTTAAATATTCAAATTGGAAAAGGAAAAAAAATAAAACCAACAGATTTGATTGAATTTGAATGGGATAAAAAAGAGAAAAAATTAAATTATAAAAAACTAAAAGAAAAAGCTGAGTATATAAAGAATATGTCTAATTTCAAAAATAAAAAATAATGGCTTTAGGTCTAATAGGTAAATTAACGGTAATGTTTGGAGCAAATTTCAAAGGTTTTGATAAATCTATGAAGAATGCTCAAAGAAAATTATCTAAATGGAGTAGGGATACAAATAGATTAGGAAATCAATTAACACAAAACTTAACATTTCCAATTCTTGCTTTAGGAGCTGGAGCAGTAAAATTAGCATCAGATTTTCAAGAATCATTAAACAAAGTAAATGTATCTTTTGGAAATTCTTCAAAAGAAGTAGAGAAATTTGCAAAAACTACTTTAAAAAGCTTTGGTATTGCAGAGGGGTCAGCTTTAGAAATGGCTGCATTATTTGGTGATATGGGGACATCTTTAGGATTTACTCAACAACAAGCTGCTAATATGAGTAAAGAATTAGTTGGTCTTGCTGGTGATTTAGCTTCTTTTAAAAATATTCAAATAGATGTAGCTCAAACTGCTTTAGCTGGTATTTTTACTGGCGAAACAGAATCTCTAAAAAAATTAGGGATAATGACAACAGAAGCAACATTAAAAAATTCTGCTTATTTTTTATCATTAAATAAATCATACAAAGAACTTACACAAGTAGAAAAAATACAAGTAAGATATAATGAAGTATTAAGACAAACTACTAATGCTCAAAATGATTTTATAAATACTCAAGATAGTTTTGCAAATCAAATGAGAATATTGCAAGAAACTATTAAGGAAACTGGTGCAGAATTTGGTCAAAGTTTAATTCCAATGGCAACAGATTTAGTTAAAATATTAACAAAAGCAGCACAAGCAATTGCAAATTTATCTGATGAAGATAGAAAATTAATTATTGAAATTGGTTTAGTCACTTTAGCTTTAGGTCCATTATTAAAAGCAATATCTGCTTTTTTAAGCATTATAAAAAACTTAGTAATATTTGTTCCAAAATTAGTTAAAGCTATAACTGGGACAATTGGTTTAATAGCTGCATTCACTTTACTATATATTAAAATGGATGAAGGTGATGGAATAGCTACTAATTTAAAAAGAAAATTTCAACAATTAAAAACAGCAATATTTGGAGTAAGTGAAGAAGCTAAAGCTTTAGATTTTTCTAGTATGACTGGTGATGTAGATCCTAGTAAAATTCTTAATAGAATGATTTCTGGAGATGTTCCTTTTACTAATAAACCATCTCCTAAAACTACCAAAACAACTACTCCAGAAACTAATAGAATTGATGTTACTATTAAAAAAATGGAAACATTAAAAGCTAAATTATTAGATACTGGTAGAGCTTGGAAAACATATTATTCTGATATAGCAGAATCATCTACAATGGCTCAAGAAGCACAACAAAATTGGACAGATGCTATTGCTACTTTTGAATCTGTTTTTACATCAGCTATGACATCAGCAGCTTACAGTCAAGAAGGGTTTTTTAAATCTTTAATTCAAAATTTAAAACAAGCAGTAAAACAAATGTTAATACAGTTAGCAGTGGTAACAGCAATTAAATTAATGCTCGGAGGTGGTAAATTAAGTTTAAAAGATGCTTTTGCTGGTGGTTTAAAAGATACATTTAATTTATCTAATGTTCCAGCTTTAAGTTCTGGTGGAATTGTAACTGGTCCTCAATTAGCATTAATCGGTGAGGGTAATGAATCAGAAGCTGTTATTCCATTAAGTAAATTAGATTCAATGTTAAATAATAATAATAGTGGTAGTAGAGGTGGTAAAATAGAAGTTTTTGGAAGAATAAGTGGAAATGATATTTTCCTAAGTAATCAAAAGAGTACTAATAGCAGATTTAGATCCGTTTAATATATGGCATTTCAAAAGCAATTTAAGACAAGTTATTATTCTTATAATGGTTGGGAGTATTATATGGAAATTTGGGTTAATACTACAGCTGGAACAATAACATCATCTGAGGTAAAACTTGGAACTGGTGGTCCAATAATTTCTTATGATACAGATAATGAAGATAGATTTTCACCAATTATTAGTTCAAATTGTGTTATTCCTTTAGTAATAGAAAGCTCTATTCAAGAAACATTTGTCAAACAATTAAGAGAAGTATATAATGAAAGAGATGTTTATGTTCATTTATATAGAGCAACAGAAGCACAACATTCAACAGTAAAGCCATTATGGAGTGGATTTGTTCTTATGGATTTATCATCTACTCCAGATGAGTTTTATCCTTATGATTTTAAAATTACTGCTGTTGATGGGTTAGGTTTATTAAAAGATATAGATTTTGTAAAACCTACAACAAGAAGAGCTAATGAATACATTCAAGCTGATATGTATTATGGTCCAGGAAGATTTACTTATTGGCTTAAAGAAATATTATTAAAAACTGGAGCATCTACAACTGTTGAAGGATCATCACAAGATTATGAATTTACAACTGCAATTAATTGGTATGAATCACAAATGCCAAACACATCTCAAAGTACTGATCCATTTTATATTACAAAATGTAGTGTTGGAATGTTTCATACTAAAACAGATGATGGTGTTTATGAAGTTACAAATTGCTATGAGGTTTTAAAAGAGCTTTTGAAACATTGGGGTGCAAGAATTACATATTGGAAAGGTCAGTTTTGGATAGTACAAATACCTCAATATATTACTCCAGATTCTGGAACTTATATAAATCCAGACAATGTAAACACAAGAACTTATGATAAATCTGGAACTTTTATTGGTAGCTCTGATAATTTAGGTGATTCATATTGGACAAGATATCAGTTAAATATTGGTGATATTGATGGAGGGATTCAAAAATTAACTGGTACTAATGTTAATTATTTACCACAAATAAGAGAGGTAAGAGCAAATAATATTTCTTTTGGTGGTGGTAATAGATATGGAGGTTTTCCAAGAGAATTTGCTGGAAATTCTGCTCCAGATGAAATTATATTTCAAGATCAAATCAATGATGCTTCTGATTCAGATTCTTTTAATTTAGTTATTCCTTTAAATGTAACTGTGCAAAATGGTAATCCATTTTTTATGAAAATTTTATTTAATTTTTATTGCACAGATTTAACTAACACATATTATTTACAATATGATACAACTTTAACACATAAATATTATTGGGTTGATATATCACAATGGACCACATTAGTTAAAGCTCCAACTTGGGATTCTGGATTTATTTCTCCAGCTACTGGTAATTCTAATCAAAGTCAAAGTCATTCAAATTTAGAAGGGTTTAATCAAAATATTCTTTTTAAATTATATAATACATCAACACAAGTATTTTCTGATTTAGATTTAAGTGGTGATTATAAATTTTATTTAGATATTGATCCTTATGGAACAAATATAAGTAATCCAGGAAGTTTTAGATTTAAGTTAGCAAATGCTGGTCCAAGTGGAGGACAATTTTTCTATCCTACACATCCATCTATTGATGTTACATGGACAAATACTTTGCAATCAAATTATTCTTTACAAACGCCAAATATTATAACTAATAATGCTCCAAATGGTAATTCTATAATTCAATTAACTACTCCAAATATAGATCCATTTGAAGGTATGTTTGTTGTTATTACAAATACAACTGGAAGTATTTATGGAAATTCTTATGTTTCATCTGTTAACACATCTGATGTTGCAATAGTAGATTTTGGAACATTAATTTTTGGTGATACTTTGCAAATTTCTGATTTAGGAAGTTTACAAGTTTACAATGGGAGTACATTTGTTAAATCTTCTTCTTCTGGTAATTGGGGGGTTGGCATATTAACTGGCTCATTGGCTTTTACACAAATTTTACTTGATGAATATTTATATGGTCAAACAGTAGTTATTGAAAGTCCATCAATGAGATTAGTTACAAGTGAAGTAAATAAACAATCTTCTGATGGCTCTGGTTTAAGACCTAACTATGTTAATCCAATTGGTAGATTAAAAGAAAGTAGAACTAATTTAGCAGATGTTCAATATGTATTTAAAAGAGGTGCTTTTTATACTTTGACAGATGAATGGGATTATGATGGATTTGAAATAAAAAGAAATGTAGATACTATTGTAAAAATTATTAAAAATATAACTGGACCAAATAATCCAGTTACTGGAGTTGGCTCTGTTCCAAAAACTACAACTGTTCCAAATGCTTTTGGTCAAGTCATTAGTAAACAAATAATAACATCTATATCAAGTTCTGTTGCTGCTGGAACAATAACATCTTTACCTATTGCATTAATAAATGATGTAATTTTTAAAATAGGTGATTATTTTAATGTGCTTAATTCTGATACTAATGAGTTTATTAAGTTTGAATTAAATGCTCAACAATTTAGTGATTCTTCATCTCTTACTGTTGTATCTCAAGTTATTGCAGATAATATTCCAGCAAATTCAATTATTACTTTTAATGCTTTTGATTTAACATCTCAATATCAAAATAAAACAAGAGGAACAGTTGGTGCTTTTGATATAACTGCAACAAGTATTGATTCTGGAAGTGTAGCAATTAGCTCATATATTGATGATGATACATTTGCAACTGCAAGTGTTAATAGTTTAGCTACAAGTGAAAGCATTAAAGCATATGTAGATGGTCAAGCTGGTCATGATGAAACATTACAGCAAGTAACGGATAATGGAAACACTACTACTAATTCAATAATGATTGGTAGTTCAAATAGTCCAGATCATACTTTAAGAGTTACTGGTGATGCAAGAATTGGAAATTTACATATTAAAACATCTGATTTTGGAGCTGGAGGAACTGGTAAAAGTATTTTTGCTGATGGAGCTGGTAGTGGGTTTTTAGGTTTTAATTCAACAACTGGCTTTACTTACTCTAATGGAGTAAGTGAGTTAATGCGTATCACATCATCTGGTCGTATTGGTATTGGAACAACAGCACCAGATTTTATTCTTGACATTGATGGAAATAACAATAGAATAAGACTTAAAGGAACTAATGGGTATGTATTATTAGACTTACAAAATAATGGAGCAAGTTTTTATATTGCAAGGGAAGGAGCATCAGCTGGAAACTTTGCAACTGGGAATACTGCATACGCTGGTATATTGTCTGTTCAAGGAAATAATGATTTACAATTATGCACAAACGGAATAGTTAGACAAACTATTGATGGTGCTGGAAACGTAGGTATAAATCAAGTAAATCCCACAGAAAAGCTCCATGTTGTTGGTAAAGGAATATTCACAGACCAAGTAACAATTCCAGCTACTCCAGTAGCAACAACTGATGCTGCTTCTAAAAGTTATGTTGATGCTCATGGTGGAGGTTTAGGACCATTTTTACCATTAGCTGGTGGAACTTTAACTGGTGCATTAACTGGAACAAGTGCTACATTTAATGGTGATGTTTTAATTAGCAAATCTGGAGAAGCAAGAATGAAAGTTATTGAAACTACTAATAATAATTTTTTACAGATTTATCAACAATCAACAGATTCTTATATTATAGCTGGTACAGCAACTGGCACACCTACTCAATCATTATTATTTTATACTGGAGGAGGAGAAAAAATGCGTTTAACATCTTCTGGAAACGTTGGTATTGGAACAACAAGTCCTGGAACTAAGCTTACTGTAAAAGGAGCTGCAACAGCAGGACTTAATCAAACAATAAATATTGAAACCGGAGGAGTGGCTGCTGGAGATGGTGGATCATTATCTTTTAGTTTAGGTAGCTTTCTTGGTAGTTATCCCAATTGGAGAATAGGTCAAATAGGTGCTGTCTACGAATCTACAAATTCTTTTAAGGGTGCATTAGTTTTTAAAACAAGTACCTCTCAAGATGGGGGTACGGAAAAAATGCGTTTGACATCTTCTGGAAACGTAGGTATTGGAACAACAAGTCCGAGTGCTAAATTGCATATTTCTGTAAATACTGCAAATGACGATACTTTTCACATATTTAATGGCTCAATAAGAACACATATGTTAGCATCTGAATCAAGTAATGGTGTTATATATTTAAGAAATTCATTAAATTCTAATGTTGTTAGAATAACTACAAATGGCAATTCCTATTTTAATGGAGGAAATCTGGGGCTGGGGACATCAAGTCCGAGTGAAAAACTACATATTGATGGTAATGTTCAAGTTACAACTGGAGGAAATACTTATTTAAAAATTAATCATGGAAATGTTGGTTTTATTAAATTTACAGATACAAGCATATCAAGTCCTAATCAGTTTTTAATACAACACAATTATGCACAAGACAACGATTTTAGAATATCAAGAGGAACTGGTGGTGTTGATTTTGTAATTGATAGTGTAGGAAATACTGGTATTGGAACTGCAAATCCCACAGAAAAGCTCCATGTTGTAGGTGATGCATTAATAACTGGTGATAGTCATGCTGATGCTTTCAAACCAGCTGCAACTGGTGAGCCAATTAAGTTTAAAAACTTTGGCAGCACAGAGGTTGCAAGAATTACTGATGCTGGAAATCTGGGTGTTGGGACAAATAATCCAACAAATTTTGGAACTGGATCTGTTTTAATTACTGCAAAAGCACAAAGTGGTGGTGGATATGGTGGTTTTATATCATCAACAGATAGTGTTACTGGACAATTATGGTCTAATCAAGGTGGTTTAAATGTTTATTTAGGTGCAAGAACAAATCATCCTTTAATTCTTACTGTTAATAATTTAGAAAAAGCAAGAATAACAACTGCTGGAAACGTAGGTATTGGAACGACAAGTCCAGCTTCTAAATTTCAAATTGGTGATACAAATGGGACTGGAACATTTAGAGTTGATACTGGTAACGTAGAAATAACTGGTGATGCTAATTATGGGTGGGCTTTAGGTTACAGATTTAGGTCTACTAATGGAACTCTATATGGTGGATTATGGGCTAATGGTAATGCAAATTCAGTAGTTAATTATTACACTATTGGTCCATCTCAAACAGTTGGATTAACTGTCATAAACTCATCTGGAAACGTAGGTATTGGAACAACAAGTCCAATTTCAAAAACTGAAATTAATCAACAATTATCAGCTCAATCTACAATAGATTATCCTTTTACAATATCTTCAAGAGATGACAATAATAGTATAAATCAATTAGGAGGTGAAGGTGTTGGAATAAAATTTAGAATTGCTGGAAATGATGCAACAGCTTTTGGAAATAGTTTAGTTGGAGCAAGTATTGCAGCAATAAGACAATCTTCAAGTGATACAAATTCAAGTACAGATTTAGGTTTTTTTGTAACACAAAATGATGAAATACTTGATGAATCAATAAGAATTAAATCAAATGGAAACGTTTTAATTGGAACAACAACTGATAGTGGTCAAAAATTAATAGTAGATGGAACAGCTAAAGTTGAGCAATATCTTTATATTAATGATCCTGGAAATAGTAATTTATTTTTTATAAGAAATCAATCATCTTTTGCTTCAATAGACAATGGAACAAGAACATTAAATTTTGTTGGTGGTGATAAAATATTCTTAAATGGAAGTTTTGCAGAGGCAATGAGAATTAAATCTAATGGAAACCTACTACTTGGAACAACAACAGATGATGGCTCAAGTAAACTGCAAGTAAGTAGTGGTGGTAGTGATATACCAACTATAAAGGCAAGTTATAATTCAACTAATTATTTAGAATTAGCACACAATAGAATAAATGCTGTTGCATCTGGAGGAAATGATAGTATATCGTTTCAAACAGCTGGAACTACAAAAGCATTTTTAAATCAAAGTGGAAATTTTATAATAAATAGCACATCTGACAATGGTGCTAAGCTGCAAGTAACTGGTAACATAACATTAACTCCTGGAACACAAAGACAAATTTTATTAGGTTATGGAACTGGAATAAGAGCTGATGCAAGTACAAATTTTTTAACAAGTTTTGGTTATGCTAATAATGCTACTTTACAAGGTCAAAGAGGTTTTATATGGAAAAATGATTTTGGAAATGTAGAACACATGAGATTGTTGCATAATGGCAACGTACTTATTGGAAGCACATCAGACAATGGTGCAAAGCTGCAAGTAACTGGTATAATAAGAACAACTGGTGGAAGTGTTCAAGCTGGACAAGATTATGGATTTACATTAGAAGATGAAGGTAACAATAATAGATATGGATTAAAATTTGGTGCTGCTGGAAGTGTTGGTGGAAGTAATTTATTGATGCTTACAAACAGAAGTTTAAGTAGTGCTACTGGTGGAGGTGAAGTTGCAATAGGGGCTAATGCATCAACAACTGGAGTTACTGAAACAGAAGTAATGAGAATAAAAGCTAATACTCAATCAGAGGTTTCAATTGATGGAATATTATCTTTAACTGTTCAAGATACTCCAGCAGATCCATCTAATAATAAATCAAGTATTTGGCTTGATTCAAACTGGGATTTAAAAATTAAAATAACAAATAGTAGTGGTGATACTGTAACTAAAACAATAGTTGAGTATGCTTAATATAATAAATAAATAAATATGATAACTTATAAATGGATAATTAGTTCAATGGATTGTGTAATCCAAGAAACAGTAGAAGGACAAGAGCTTCAAAATGTAGTAAATATGATACATTGGAGAAGATCAGCAACAGAAGGAACAGAGGGTGAAGCAGATTATTATTATGCTGATGTATATGGTGCAATGCCTTTAACATCACCAAATCCAAATGATTTTGTTTTATATGAAAATCTTACAGAAGCTGATGTTGATGCATGGCTTAATGAAATGAATGATCCTTCTCCATCTGAAATAGATACACAATTAGCTGAAAATATTAATCTACAAAAGAATCCGACAGAGGAAACTTTGCCATTACCATGGTCAAATGAATAGTGATTTAAAAGATACATTAGAGGTTGTTATACCAAATGCTTCTGCAATAGGTTTATCAATTACTGATTGTAATGAATATCTTACATTTATTTCTCTTGTTTTAGCAATTAGTATTTCTGTTTTTAAACTATATAGTTGGAATAAAAAAAGATGAAATCACCAATAAATTTTAAAGATTTTGCAGCAAATCCATTAGCTGGAGGATTGTTTTTCTGCATTATTGCTATTGGGTATTTATACATAGATAATAAAACAACTTTAACAAATCAAATAGAAAACTTGCAAGAAGAGGTGATTGTTTTAAGAAGTGATTATAAAAAGCTAAATGATAAATTTATTGAAACTTTAAAAAATATAAATGGAAATTAAGTTTTGTTTTTTATTGTTATTTTTAAGTGCTTGTTTTACAAGTGATAAACATAAAGAAAAATTAAAAGTTTTTGATAATAATGTTGATAGTCTATTTAAAGCAGCTGATGGTGCTGTTGATTTAATAATAAATACAAGAGAACAAAAAATTTTATTAGAGCAAGATTTATGGAGAAAACTAAAAGATATTAAAGATTTAAACAATAAAGTTGATGCTTATCATGATAGTATGTTTGAAATGAATGAGCTAAGAATGGGTGAAGATAGTGTTGTTTATAATTATAAAATAGTTTTAAAAACAATAATAGATACTGTTAGAATAAATGTTGTTGATTCTGTTTGTGGTGTTTGCGAAACAAAACAAAATAAAAAAGACAATAGGTGGTACAAGAAAACTTTTAGGTGGATTAAAAACATAGAAATATAATGGGAATACTTAATAAATTATTTAATTCTGGTAATGTAATAAAAGAAGTTGGTGGAGTTTTAGATAATCTTACAACATCAAAACAAGAAAAATTACAAGCTAAAAAAGAAATAAAACAAGTTGTGTTAGATTATGAAAAATCTATGCAAGAACAAGTTACAAGCAGATGGTTGAGTGATAACAATGGAAGCTTATTAACTAAAAATATTAGACCATTAGCATTAGCTTTTTTAACTTTTATGTTTGTTTTAATATCTGTGTTTAGTGGTAATATAGGACAATTTAATATTCAAGAAGAGTTTATTCCAGTTTATCAAACTTTATTAATTGTTATATACACAGCATATTTTGGTGGAAGATCATTTGAAAAAATAAAGAATAAAAGAAATGAGTAAAAAGAAAAAATTAAATAGTACAAATCCAAAATATTTACCTAAAAAAACAGAGGTAAAGCAAAGAAAAGTATTATTAAGAGAAGTAAATGGTTGTAAAATATACTTGTGTTATGAGGTCTAAATACTTTAAATTATCAGAATTTGCTTGTAGTTGTGGTTGTGGTACTAATAAAATTAATAGAACATTTTTAAAAATATTAATATCAGCAAGAGAAAAAAGTGTTGATTATAATGGCAGAGAAATTCCATTTATTATTACAAGTGGATATAGATGCGAGAATCATCAAGAATCTATTAAATACAAAAAAAGAAATCCAAATTCATCTTCAGAACATACTAAAGGTTTAGCAGTTGATATTTTAGTTAAAACAAGCAGAGAAAGAGCTGTAATATTATCAGCGTTAATGGAAGCTGGATTAACAAGATTTGGCATTTCACATAATAAAAATGGTTTTTCATTTATTCATACTGATATGGGGGATATGGTTGAAAATTCTGATAAACCAATGGGGGTAATCTGGACATATTAAATGGAGAGTAAATATTTAGAATATAAAGATGAAATAGTTGCTTTGTTTTGGGATGGTAATGGTTATCAAACAATAGCACAACATTTAATTGATAAATATAATTTTAAAACAACAAAAGAATCTTTAAGAAGAAGAATCAAAGATGTTATTCAATATGTAATTGCTGATAAAGAAATAGTTGAGTACAATATTAAATTAGCAAAAAACAATCAAAAACAAGCTGATTTAAACAGAATTAAAAATAAATCATTTAGAGAGCATTCTAGAATAGAAAATGCTTTAGTAGCATATAATGATGAAATAATAAAGTTATTAAAGACAGAGAGCTTAAAAACATCAATAAGAAAGCATAAGAGCAATAATAAGTCTGTTTTAATAGTTCATATTTCTGATTTACATTTAAATGAGCTTGTAGATTTAAAACATAATAAATATGATTTTAAGATAGCATCTAAGAGATTGCAAAAGTTTGCACATCATATTAAAAGATATGCTAAGTTTGAAGAGTGTAATGATATTTTTATTGCTATTACTGGTGATTTGCTTAATTCAGATAGAAGAGTAGAAGAAAAGCTCTCAATGGCTACAAATCGTGCTTCTGCAACATTTCTTGGTGTTCATTTATTAAAGAACTTTATTTTAGATTTAAATAGTGTTGCTAATATTAGTGTTGGTTGTGTAAGTGGTAATGAATCCAGAGCTTATGAATATGGATTTACAGATATAATTGCAACAGATAATTATGATTTTACAATATTTAGCATATTAAAATTATTATTACCAGAAATAAAATTTGTTACATCTGGAGCATTAGAGTTAGTTGTTGAGGTAAATAATCATAATGTTTTACTTATTCATGGTCATACCTTAAGAAAAATGGATAGTAATATAATTGCAAAAGTAGTTTCTAAATATTCAAGAAATGGCATTATACTTGATTTTATGATATGTGGACATTTGCATGAAACTATGATAACAGATTTTTTATGTAGGGGATCAAGTTTAGTTGGTGCTAATGCATATTCTGAAAAAGCTCTTAATTTAAGTTCAAGAGCAGCACAAAACATTTATATTATGAAAAACAATGAAAGACATGATATAAGAATAGATTTGCAACATACTACTGGATTTAGAGGTTATCCTATAAACAATGAATTATCTTCTTACAATGCTAAGTCAGTTGAAAAAACATATAAAAAACAAACAATATATAAAATAATTATATAAATTTGTAAGGTAATAGTTTATTTAAATGTGTGTATTTTTTAAGTTAAAGCTCTCTTCTTGAGGGCTTTTTCTTTTTATTATACTCTAGCAATATTAATAAATATTAAAAGTTATTAACTTTTTTTGCATTTATGTTAATGATTATATATATATTTGTCAAACACAAACAAACTATTAATTTAAAAGACAAAAAAATGAAATCATCAAAACAATTACTACAACAAGCAAGAGCAAAAGCAAAAGCAACATTTAAACCAAATGCAACAAATTCAATGAGATCAATAAGGTTAACAGCTGATGAAAAAAGTTATACACTTTTTTATTTGGCAGGAATGACATATATTGGAAGTTATAACGATGAGCTAATGCCAGATTTTTTTAAGAAAAGAGATTCTTATGCTTACGGAGATATTGCAACAATGCAAAGCTTAAGATAATAAATATTAATAGGGGGTGTAAAAGCCCCCTTTTTTAAAAAACAATTATGAATAAAATAATAAACATATTAGTTCCTATTGCTTGTATTACTTTAGTTGTTTTTACAACTTTATTTATAGCAATTTTACCAAGTTTAATTGATAATATTTTAGCAATATGAAATATAAATTAATATCAAATAAAGATTCTATAATAATATATAAAAGGTTTTTTTGTTTTAATATAGAATTTGCAAAGTTTAAATACAATGAAAAAGAGTTGTTTTATGCAATCAAGTATTTAAAGCATTTAAACGATAAATGGCTATCACTAAATTAATATAAAATGGATAAAAAAGAATTAACAAAGATTTATAGAGATTATAATTTAACAGAAAAAGATGTTTTTTCTGATAAAAGAGGTTTTACTATTGTTACAAGAAGTGGAATTGAGAAAATACAATTAGATAGAAATATAAAAGTAGAATTTGAAGTGATATGTTGTTCACTTGAAAATGTAGTTATTAAAGCTATTTCATTTATGTTAGATGAAGATGGTGAATGGTTGAAACAAATTGAAACATTTGGAAGTGCATCTATTAAAAATTGCAGAAGTCATTTTTTAGTTGAGATAGCAGAAAAAAGAGCTTTAGCAAGAAATATTATTAAAACTATTGGTTTTACAAATACTTTAGGAGAAGATGAATTAAAGCATCAATTAAATGAGTAGTGTTAAAAAAGAAATAGAGATTGTAATGTTATTAGCAATGGTAAAATGCGTTTCAGAGCAATGTGATATTTTAAGAGATCAACATAAACATCAAGCAAAACAGAAATTTAATAGAATGTTTAATGTGGTAAAAAACTATGAGCAAGAAATAAATAAGGCAATGTTTGTGTCTAATGATTATACTATTGACATAGTATTTGATACGTTAATGGATGCAATAGTTGATAGTAAAGATGTTTTATATAATCAAAAATAAAATGGAAGAATTAATAAAAAAAGCTCTACAATTATCATGCAAAATTTGGGATGCAAATTCCAAAGATGTTACAAATCATAAGTGTAGAATAAAAAAAACTATAATGGCTAAAAGAATGTTTATGTATTATCTAAGAGTTTATCTTGATTTTAAGCATAAAGACATGAAAAAATACATTATTAATTGTGATCATTCTACAAGTGTTTATCATGTTAAGCAATTTAGAAATGATATAAAACTTTATGAGCCGATTAAAGATAAATTCACAAAATTTATAATTCAAATGTCAGCTTATTCAATTTATGGTGTTGGATATAAAGAGAAGAAAGAACAAATAGAGAAACTTAGAAAAGAAATTTTATACTTTAAGAAATGATAAAAGGATTTGAAGAATTTACATATGAATTAACAGAGGTTGAAATGTTAATTGTAGATGACCTTTTAAAAGGTTTAGGAGCAAGAATAGGAAAAGATAGTGCTATAACATCGACAATAATTTGCGAATCATTAAGAATTACTGCTGCAAGATTGAGAAAAATGATTAATTACATAAGAGTAACAAATCAATTAGCTGGTTTATGTAGTTCTAATAAAGGTTATTTTGTAGCTAAAAATATAGAAGAGTTAGAAGAATATATGATTTCTTTAAAGCAAAGAATTAAAAGCCAAGTAGATGTTTTAAATGCTTTAGAAAATCAATCTGTTTTGTGGGGTGGGAGTGGTCAATTAAGTTTGTTTGAATAATGGATATAGTTAGAGTAATAAAAAGCAAAGATTATACTACTATTTGTAATCGTATTTTTAAGGATAAAAGATTGTCTTTAAAAGCAAAAGGTTTATTAGCTATGTTGTTAAGTTTAAGTGATCATTGGGATTTATCAGTTAGGGGATTAGAAGTTATATTAAAAGAAGGTAAAGCATCTATAAAAAATACAATAAATGAACTTATTGTAAATGGATATGTAGAAAGAGAACAACAAAAAAATGATAAAGGATATTTTATGGGTTTTAAATACATAGTTTTTGAAGCTCCGAAAACCAGTTATCCGAAAGCCGATAATCGGTTAACCGATAACAAGCCACAAGTAAGTAATAAGTTAAGTAATTATCAATCTAATAAAGCTAACAGTAAAAATCAATTTTTTAATGAGGTTATGAATTTTAAAGATTATTCAAAAACAATGCTTACTGATTTTTTTGAGTATTGGTCAGAGCCAACTAAAAAAGGTATTTTAAAAAAAGATACTATGAAAACTTGGTCTACATCCAGAAGATTAAAAAATTGGGCAAAAAATGAATCTAAGTGGGCTTTGCAATCAGTTGGCATAAGTAAAGTAGATAAACATCTTCAAAGTCATAATGAAGCAATGAACATATTAAAACAAATAGAGAATGATAAAAAAAATAGTTGAATCTGAATTAACTAAGATGTGTGTTGAGTTATTATCTAAAACATATCTTGATCTTGGACAGCACAATGTAGATGCTAAAACAAAAGTGTTAATGGCTCAAAGTTTAGCTTATGATTTAAAAAAATCATTTAAAAACTTATTGTGGATAGATATACAACAAGCATTTTGGAATGGAGTAAGAAATACAGATGATTTCAGCATAAATGCAAAGACATATTATAAGTGGATTAAAATCTGGAGAGCTATAATATGGAACAATGAAGATATTTCAGAAGAACAAAAAGATAAGAGATTATCTTATAGAAGTGAAACTAAATTATTAAAATAATAACATGAAAATAATAGAATTATTTCCTAAAAAATCAATTGAAGTAGAAGATGATGAATGTTTAAATTGTTATGCATATATAGAATTAACTGAAACATTTTGCAGTATAGAATGTAGTCAAGAATGGCATGAGATAAATGAAATAGATGAACATAAACCAAATAATAATTAATAAATAAAATTAAATGAAAGCAGAAAAACTAACTAAATTAGAACTTAAAACATTACAAGAAACAGTTCAAAAGATAAATCAAGTACATATTGAGCTTGGTAGATTAGAAAATCAAAAGCATAAGATAATGCACAACATGGAAGAAATCGATAAAGATTTTGCTGATTTACAAAAGGAATTTGAAGATAAATATGGTAAAGTAAGTATTAACATAGAATCTGGAGAATTATCTGAAATAAAAGAAGATGAATAAGTTAATTAAAGATAAAATTAAGGAGTTAAAATTAGTTGCAGAAGATCATTGGTTAAAGCCAAAACTGCAATTAAGCTATACTAATACTAATGATGGATCAATTGCTGGAAGTACAAGATTCCAAGATTATAAGAACATAAGTGATGATATTAGATTAATAGGCACAGAAGAACAAATTAATAATTTTTGGAAAGAAAATGATTTTGAAATTAAAGATTCTTGGGATTCTTCTGTTACTGAAAAGCATCTTAATATGTATATTGAAAACTTAAATAATCTTGTTGTAATAGGATTAATTTAATTTTTTATATTTAAAAATGATAGAACTAATGAAAATAATAATAACATTACTTGTTTTTCCAATACTTATAATTGGTTTGATTTGTATAATAATATATAGTTTACATGAAGGCATTTGGAGAAATAAAAAGGGGGAAGCTGATATTGAATAATAAACAACAATTTCAAGACCAATTGGTTTCTTTAGAAGGAAAAGATGTAGTTATTAAAATAGTTGAGAGAGGTAATAACAGAACTAAAGACCAGAATAGTTTGTTTTGGCAATGGGTAGATATTATTAGTAATGAAACTGGTTACACTAAAGAAGAAACAAAAGATCTTATTCAATATAAATTCTTACAAAGAGAGAGATTAAATGAAGAAGGATACACAGAAACTTATTTAAAAGGCACATCTACTTTATCTAAGAAAGAATTTACTGATTTTATGAATGAAGTTAGTTATTGGAGTAATAATACTTTAAGCATTAATTTACCTATTTATGATTAATATTACAAACGAATGTAACATGGATTTAATGTCAAGATATGATGACAATTATTTTGACTTAGCAATAGTTGATCCTCCTTATGGCATTAATATATCTAAAACTGGTAATGTTGGTGGTGGAAAACTTGCTAAAGTAAAAGATTATGGGAAAAAAGAATGGGATAATAATATTCCAAATAAATCTTATTTTAAAGAATTAAAAAGAATAACTAAAAATCAAATAATATTTGGTGGAAACTATATGATTGAACATTTAAAAAATACTCCATGTTTTTTAATTTGGGATAAAAATAATACTGGAAATTTTGCTGATGCAGAACTTGCTTGGACATCTTTTAAAAGTGCTACAAAAATATTTAAATCAACTTGGAATGGAATGTTGCAACATGATATGAAAAATAAAGAAATTAGGATTCATCCTACACAAAAACCAATTAGATTATACGAATGGATATTAATGAACTATGCAAAAGAAGGTAATAAGAT